TGTTCCCAGAAGGAATCAGCATTGCGTCCAAATGAGGCAGAGATTACAGCTGAAGTCTGAATCAATTGATCCATATTCATATTATTCAAAGAGTTAGTCCATTGCTTAACTTCATCTTTAGATAGATAACCTCTACTTGTATTGAATGTATCATCTATAGCATCATGATCTTTGATACGTTGCTCTATAGCCATAACGAACCTATCAGCATTACCAGGAGCAAGTAGATCACCAAACATACTAGGAGTAACGGGGGCAAACATTCCATCAGGAGAAGCATCAAATGCGTATTGCATCATATCTCCCTGTACAGCAGTATTCCTTGATACTTGATTACTCATAGCTTTATCACCTACATTACTATAGGCGGGAGCAAATCTACCAGTCATTCGTTCTGTATTTTCTTTGAATTCTTTAGATAGGGCATACTGCTCATCCATAGGTCGCATGGATATACCTAATGTCAATTCATTAAGAACTTGAGTTGCTTTGAATGATTCGATAAGGTTAGGTTGAATCGGATGATTCTCAGCATCGATTTCTAGTTGCGCAACAGCAGGATAATCAGGTCTATCACCAAACATACCACGCTGAGCTGTCATCGTTTCGCGAACAACAGGAGTTATCTCATCACGACCTTTCCCGCTTTGCGAAGGGTCATACATATGAATATACTGTTCCAGCATAGCGATAGCTTGACGGGTACGCTTCTCATCTAAACTACGTTGTCCAGCAGCTTGAAACTTATCACCAGGTTTCAAGATACCTTGTGAATTCTCTCTATCAAAAGATTTATACAGATATTTAAGAGCATCATTAGCATCTTTAATTGCCTCAGCACCTCTACGAATAACAATCTGTTCGTATTCACCAAATTCTCTATCATCTCTAACTTCAAGAATAAGATCATTTTTAATATCATCAGATTCTTGTAAGTCACCTATGCGAACAATTGCTGCTGTATAATTACCATTTTGGCGCAAGCGTTTTATATCAGATAATACTTCAAGGTTTTCTTGAGTTCTCTGTTCTTGACTAGCACGTACTACTCTTGAAGCGTGCTCTTCAAATGATAGATTATCTTGCTTAAAATCAAAATCAGAACGAAACTTTCCAGGAGTGATCTTAGATGAGTTCTCAGATATAACTCTATCTGATTCCATTTTATATAAAACAGGTCGAACCTCATAAGCAGCAATAGTATCTCTGCCTCTGATTATCTCTTCATCAACACCTCTGCTTCTTAGGTCGTCAGCATCATAATACTGAACATCATCATTCTCAGCAGACCAGTTAGACATCTGCTCGATTACACTAGATTCCGCTGTCTGTACTTGATGAGTCGCAGCCTGTTCAGCCATCTGATTAGCTAAGCCACCAACAGCCTTAGCAAGATTCATCTGCGAATGAGCAACTTGTGCAGGGCCACCAAGGCTCTTTTTAGCTAATGGTGATGGAGCACCACCGGCTGTTAATTGAGGCAATTTCATTTTATAGACCTATATTTGTTTTAACTGGATTTAAGAAACCTCTGTTACCACCAACTCTATCAGCTACAGCCTGTCCAGTTTTCTTTTTACCACTGCCAAATCCACCAGACCACCAACTTGCTGCCTGTCCTACGCCTTGAAGTAAAGCAGAAGAGCCTTGATTCCTGAGAGAGCGAGATTGAGTGCTAGCGTCAAGACGAATCCTATCCTTCTGTGATTGTGCTTGAGTGGCTATCCAATTGCGCTCATTACCATAATTCTTCTCAAGTTCTTGCATATATCTTTGTGTAGAACCTTCCATCTTCATACCAGAAGCAGAAATTTGTGCCTTGCTTTGACCCATAACTTGCTCTTGGGTATAATCCATTCTGCGCAATGTTTCCTTTTCTTCCTGAGATACCATACCAATATTTTGGCGACCAAGTGCTTCAATATCCTGGGCACCTTTATTAGCGTCTCTTTTGGCTTTTATTCCACCTAGTAAAGAAGCACCAACACCTATGGCTGTCATGATCCAATAGAATGTGTATGGCTTTATAAATAACCAATGGAATAATTCAAATGGCTTTAATCTCATAACTGATCCTCACTTACTTCACCATATATAGATGCCACGATACAAGCATATGGTAAGTCTTGTATTACACTTATTTGTCCAAATTCATCCCAACCCATATTTGCAACTTTTACATCTTGGAATCTAGTAGGCTCTCCTAAATTCATAGGAGTAACAGGAGTTCTTGTTGGAGGTCTCTCACCATTAATCAGAGGCTTAGCTGATCTGTTAAGTTTAACCCATATTTTATTAAATCTCTTCATAAATCCTGAAGTAGTATTTTGTGATCTAGTAACAGAATCAATAGGTAAAGTAAGTAATATAGATGGGTATGGTATTCCCGCTGTGATGTTTACTGCTTCGTAATCTATAACTCCTTCGCCAGCAGCATTCAACTCTATACCAGGTTGAATAGCATTATCTGCAAATATAGCAACAAATCTATTTCTAAGATGTGGGAATGTTACATTCTTTGTAGGGACATCTCCAAATTGAGTCTTGTAGTTATCAAGAAATATAGTATCTCTAGGTGCTTCCCACTCTACTGATATCTCATCTTGATATCCTCGTTTTACCAGATATATGGTTTCAGAGTTACCATTAACAAGAACACTTGCTAGACTTATTACAGACCCATCAGTAACTTCTTCATACCATCCTATAGTTTGTAGGCTCTTTCGGTATGAACATACTATTATAGTTCCGTCATCCATAAGACAGCGGATAAGGTGATCTGGATTTTGACTATACGCAATATCTTTTATCGTACGATTTAATGTTATGTCATCTGCTGTTAGTGTTAAATCTATAGATATCCAAGAGCCTTCTGAATCATTATACCCTAAATCCCTAAGACGTCTGCCATCTTCAGTAGCAAATACTATTCTATTTGCAATCAGTATAGGTTGAGATCTGATAGAGCCATAAGTAGACTCCAATACAGCCATAACATCACCAGCGTTTATCAGGGAACCTGTAGATGTAACTCTGAACTCTCCAGATGATGTTCCTATTATTAATTCTTTGTTTGCTGCTAACCAACTTATAGATCCAAATCTTGACAAAGTAAATTCAAGAGGCGTATCTGGTGTTATGCTATTCCCTGGAGCAGAAAAGTTACTATACTCACCAGATTGAGATGCATATAAAGTAGCTGGATTTAATCTTGTACCGGCAAACCAAAGTCTACCTTGATGGAATGTTATTGATCCAGGATAATTACCTGGTGCCCAATCACTAGGAGGATCAGGTATTATACCATCAGATACAGCACCTTGCAAAGTAAATGTTCCATCATTGCTATTAAACGATAAACGCATAGGTTCATATTTTTCATGTACTAGCCATATAGCATCACCTTCAGGTTCAAAGTCATGCTGTATAGAATTGAATTCACCTTTCTTATAAGGATGTCCTATTATCAATCCGGTTCCTGGACTAGCATCATTAATCAAAGATAAGTGATTAATCCTGAATGCTAATCTTCCTGAGCCATCTTTAAGATATGTTCCTATACTAGCATCACCTTTAGCAGTGCCAACTTCAACTCTAGTTGTAGTAGGATTCTCCTCAAATAATATATCAAATGAGAAGTTATCATTTTCAGCTCCAGGTGGTATATTAATATCTAAATAGTAATCCCTGACTCTTGGTTGTTTGAATGCAGTTGTACCATCACTCTTCATCACAATACTACCATAAGCAGGGATGAACTGAGTAGTAGATGTTGACCCACCATCAGGTAAGCCTTCAACTTTTAGATGTTCAAATATTACTATGCCATCTTCAAGATTAGGACTTTCAATTACCTCTTGTGCTGGTGTAGCAGGATTATTATATACACCGCGCTTATCTATCATGCGCAATGAATTCAGACCTGGACCGAGACCACTATCATCATCAGTAAATACTGCCATAAAGGCATCATTTGACCTAGTTATGAAAGGTATAGATGTACCATCAGTAGCAGAGATTGCAGTTATATGCTCTCTACCTTGTCTGCGCTCTAATGAACCTTGAGGCTTTGGAATAAAGTTTATGCATTCAGCTAGACCTTCTTCATAAGCTGGCTGATCTGCTCTACCATAAAGGTTTTTGGATATATACCCGAATGTAAAAGCACGATTTATATGTTGGGAACGTGGCATTATGCTAAAGCCTCCATGAAGTCAGCTATCTCATATGATTTAATAGCTATGCGTTCTTCAACGCTAACACCAGAATCATTTTCCGCTTGCTGTGCTAGCGACTCAACCATAACATTATTGCTTATTATGCCTGATGCTATAGCTTGTGCTGCTTCATCTCTTCTTTGTGATGCTGGCATGACTACCTCTGTAAGGTATCTATAGTTGCTCCAGCGACATTCGAACTACCTTGCCCACGAACATCGGTGAATCGGAAACTTCTAATCTTCTTGGTTGTTCCTTGCATACCATCATTAGCTTTAGCAAAGTCCATCTTCTGCTGATATAATTGGAACATAGTATCATGCATAGTTTTGCTATTAGTAAGAGGTAATGCCATATCCCAAGCCATACGAGCAGCAAGTCCTTGACGGAACATAGCTGACATAAGATTGACATTAGTCACTCTCACAATACACAGAACCTGACACACGTCACCTTCTACTACAATTTTTCGTTCTTCAAGTACCCAAGGTCTGCGATTTTCATTGACCTCTATCACTCGTAGAACATAATCTGGGAGTGGGAATAGTGCTCCTGATCCAAAGACTACTTCTTCGCTTGACTTCGGCAGGATTAATCCCCGCGTTGCGAACGTCCAGTCTCCTTCTTCAAGGCAAGCATCACGAAGGTCAGCATACAACGTCTTGGCTAATTTAGCCTCAGTTGAATTATCAGTTAATGCTGTAATTGTATTAGCACCGAGAAATCCCAATGCTTGATTTACTATGCTGACTTCGTTAGACATTTACTTTTCCTCTGCGTCTGCAGCCAGTTTCTTGGCAGTTGCATCCGCTTTGTTGGCGACTTCTTTGGCTTCCTTAGCAGCCTTCTGCTTAGCCTTTTTGATACGAGCCTTTTCTTCTTTAATATCTTCTGCAGAAGGCATAACTGCTTCGATGCCTGCTGGATAGATACGCATTGATCGAGATATTTCTTCGACAGATTTACCATCAAATGCCATTTGATGAACTATACGAATATCTCGTTTGTGACAACCTTGTTTCATATATTACTCCTAACTGTAATCTATAGGATAGCCATTTAATGATTCATCTGCGATGAATACTCCGAAGGATGTATGGCCATCATAAACAGCTTCGGTTGTTGGAATTTCTGGTAAAGCAGTAGGAGCACTTAAATCCAGATTACACAAACGCATATTCTCTGTATCAGAGTCATTCATTTGAGGTGGAACTGTCATAGCCAAGATATAAGTCTCAACTTTAACAAAAGGCTTTACGCTTTGTATTATTCCTGATTGTACTGAATGTAACATATCAGTCTCCAAAATTATGGACGTCCTTGTCCAGTCGAACTTACAGTGCGTCTAGTAAGTCCAGTTTAACAACATGCTCATCTTCAACACGGATAGCACCCATGCTCAGATCGCAGTACAGCTGCCATGAGAAACTCATGTCAGGACGTTCTGCTGCTTTAGCACTGATGTCGCGAGCCACGTGGAAGCCGATACCTTTCTTAGTGAAAGCGTAACACTGGATAGTGCCAGCTACTGGTGGAGTAGCAGTAAGCAATAAACGAGTAGATACGATGATATCGTAACCCAGGAAGTTAGGCAGGTAACCTGTAGCCAACGCCTTAGCGTTTTGGAAATCACCAGAGGTAACTTCAAGTAACTGCATTAACTTACGTTGCTGAGTTGGACCAATGACCAGTGCGATATTAACGTCTGGATCAACGTCGTTAGCAGCGAACAGCTCTTTTGTCTCAAGGAGAGTATCCAAAGAGATAGCGCCAGTACCATCACCAACTACTTGAGCAGGATCATAAGGGATTGCTACGCCAGCACTGTCACGAGATGCACCACCGAGAGCCTCGATGATGATATCATCTACGGCACGGTTCATGTTCATGACCAAGTTCTCTGTAGAAGCAGACTTTGGATCAATAAGCATTTGAACCACGTTTTCACGATCAATGATCTCACCAGTATCGCGGGTTTCAATCAGCGATTTACGACGAGTCCAATCAAGACCTTCAGTAGTACCAACACCACCATCTTGATCACCACCAGAAGGTGATATAGCACGTGGACCAGGCTTAACACGTGAGTTAGATTGAGCCAGACGATCCCAGTTATGGGCTTCAGACTGACGGTTTACTTCCATCACACAGCGACGAAGCCGTGAGATGCGTTGTTGTGCGAGATGTCGGACGTTGTTTTCAAACGTCTCGATATACGCATTAGGGACTGTAATAGGCATTTTATGCTCCTAAGTTATATCATTAAAGTTGAGAGTAATCAGCATCATTGCTGGCTCAATTTTTGTCGGTTTAGGTAATTGCCTAAGCAGCCTTTGCCATTTGGTCGAACTCCATAATACGTTTGATCGTATCTTGGTATGTGGCATCGCCAGGATTCATACCTTCCATTTTAGTCCGCAACTCTGAAGCCCGTTCTCTAGCTTCAGCAGGAGTGATCCCACCGCTACCAGGTTTCTGGACTGCCACTTGAAAGTCTTCAGACCCTACTGCTTTCGCAATACCGTCTAACCACTTCAGCGTATCAGCGCCCGCAACTCCCGCTTTGATTGCTTCTAGCAAATCAGCAGGGGCGTTAGTAGCTTGAGCAATCTTGTAAACCTGTTCCATCTTGGAGTCATATGCTGCACCCCAAGCTGTCTGCAGGGCATTCATGCCTGTAGCTATGTCACTATCAAAAGCATCAGATGAACCTTTTTCAGATTCAGCTAATGATTTCACGAATTTTCCAAACTGACGATTAGTCATACCAGATTCAAGAGCCTTCTCTTGGAGGAACGTTTTGCGCTCATCTGATATTTCCCAACCTTCTACTGTAGGCATCTCATACTTGTCATGCTTTTCGGGCATTCCAAGTTTAGCCATTATAGCAGTAACATTGGTATCGTCTGTTATATCTGGCGTCAGCATAAGACCAGGAACTTTTTCCATAAGTGCTTTATGGAATGTACCCATATCTTCTGTACCAGCTTCTTTAGATGGAACACGTATGCTCTGTCCCATCATTGCTTTGGTATCAACAAACGCCTTTGCCAGACCATTAACATCCTTAAAGTCTGCAAGGGCTGGATTATTAGCCAAATCAGACGCTCCGTCTGACTCACCATTCCAACTAATCTCATTAATAGGCATCTTCTAAAATCTCCTCAATAAATAAAACAACTTCACGCGCACCTTCTCTAGCATGCGTCATGTATGGGTCACCAGGTACAACAGACGTTCTCTTTGAGAAATTGTCTTGTAATATCTCTAGTGCTTTCCGTCCATCATCGGACTGGAATATTCTGAAGATACAGCCACGGTCAGCCATGATCTGTTTCTTCGCATCTTCGCGCTTCTGTTCATTGACAGTTAATTTATGCTTGCTGTTCTTGTCCATTCTGAACCTCCTGCATAGCACGTTCACCTTCACCAGCAGCCTTCATGCCTTTTCCTTGCTGTTCCGCTAGTGCGGCATCTTGCTGAGCCTTCATATCTTCTTCACGCTTTTTGCGTACTTCAGTAATCTGATCTGCAGATCGCATCATGATAGCAGGGACGCCACCCATCTTACCAAGTTCAACAGGCATCTTTTCACTATCAACTACATCAAGTACAGTAGGATCAACTTGCGCGTATTCCGCTAGTTGTGATAGCCAGTTCACAGTAGAGATAACTTGCTCCTGCTTATGGGAGCGAGCCATTGGACCAGTGTATTCTATATCCAAAGCAGAGCCTAACTCTGTAACCATCTGAGGTGGATCAGGAAGTCTGCCAGCACGATACGCTATATTGAACGTACGTGATATCATAAGGTCTAGGAAGTCAGACTGCATACGACCTAGCGTTGGACCAAGCAAACGTTGCATCAGTTCATATCTAACTTGAACCTCTGTCGCAGTCATAGCGGGTGATTCTTTCAGTTCAAGCTGATCCACAAAGAAACTTCTATTGATCGATGCCTGTAAACGCTCTATTTCAAGATGTCCAAGATCAATTCTTGCACCAGTTTGGAACGGTTGAAGATC